CGGCACCACCTGATTGATAAGCACCTCCGCCAAAACCGCCACCTTGAGCAGTTAGTGAACCAAATACTGATTGAGCGCCACTACCACCTGGTTGCTGTCCTGGAGACCTACCTGAACCTCCGCCACCGACTGTGACTGTTAGTGAAGCGCCTGGTGAAACAGGAAATCCTGGTCTATAAATTAATCCACCAGCACCTCCACCACCACCAGTTTCATGGAGTCCTGGCTGTGAAGCACCGCCGCCGCCACCGCCGCCGACAACTAATACCTCACCTATTTCTGATACACCTGATGGTACTGTAAAAGATGTACTAGATGTATATGTTGTTATAACTGGAGCATTAATTGTAATTGTAAATTGTCTTGTAGATGTAACCTCTGTTGTAGCCGCTGAAACTGTAAATGTTGATGTTGTATTTGTACCTACAGCAGTTGCTGTTCCAGTAATTGCGCCTGTAGTTGTATTAAATGAAAGGCCTGCCGGTATTGAACCTGCCGAAATAGAATATGTAATTGTTTCTCCTTCAGCGTCGGTAGCGCCTGCGTCTAATGTTCCTACATTTCTGCCACCATCAGAAAAAGTACCTAATGAACCAGCTGCACTATTAAATGCCGGAGCGGTATCAACTGAAATTGCGTCTGCTATGGATGCAGCTAAACCAGAACCGTTTGTTACAACAACATCATATGGTTCTTGAGCGTTTAAAAAATCTGTCTTTGTAACTGTACAAGTAAATAAGTTTGCATTATTTCTTGTTAAAGACTGTGTAGATACAGTTGTTCCACTGTTTGATAAGAATGATACTGTACCACCGGTAGTATCAAAAAGTGCGCCGTTGATTTCAATGGTAAATGTACCACCACCGGAGGTGTCAACATTTCCAGAAGTAATAGCTGAGCCGCCATCAATTGTATAAGAAGTAACAACTGGTGGAGCATCAATGGCTTTCCAATCTGAACCATCATAATATTCTGCAAGATTTGATGAACTATTAAATCTTAAAGTACCTGCACCAAAGGTCGTAGCTCTTTGAGCAGTCGTTCCACTTGGTAAATCAATCCCAGTTGTTCCTGAAAATTCAGTATTTTTGTTTTTAAAATCTTTTAAATTTGTCATTTTTTAATCCCTAATACTATTTATATTAATTTTCAATTAACTTCCAACCGTAAGTTGCACCTGTGTAAACAAGGCCGATACTAGCATCCTCTTGTGAAACAACTAAATCTTCAGAAAGTCCCATAATTTTTAATGAATTACGACCTACTGTTAAATTATTAGTATCAAATGTAGAAGCTAAGTCAAGTAATCTTACTTGGTCTCCTACTAAAGGAGCTGATGGTAATGTAATTGTTATTGCACCACCTGAAGTATCTACAAAGTATCTATCATTTGCAGCTATTGTAATACTTGATGATGTTGATTGCCAAGGATTACCACCACCTAAACCTGTCCATTGTGTACCGTTATAACCTTCCCAAGTTACTAGTGTAGAATTATATCTAAGCGCACCTGTGAATAAAGTATCGCCTGTTGGTCTTTGAGAAGTTGTACCAGTTGGTGGAACCCAAGCGCCTGTTCCTGCATTATCTCTTGTTAAATATCCTCTTACAGCTCTTTCTGTTGGAACTGCCGAGTTAGCATCATTTGATAAAGTTTCGTCTGTACTAAATTCATTAATTGTAGCGCCCAATTCTGCACCGATAGAACCAAGTTGTAATTCTGATAGACCTGAAAGGTCAAATGCATCAGCGTTTAGTGTTGCAATACCTGTTGACTGTTGAATTCTAAATAAATCACCAACTCTAAAGTCACCATCTTGGTCAGTAGATGAGAAGTAAACACGACCACCATTTATTTCATCAACTTCATCTGCTTGGTCAGCAGGCTGACTTGTAGAACCTGGATAATTTGTATCTGCAAAACCACCAGTACCAATTGATAAGAAATCGTGACCAGTAAGTCGAACATTAGAAAAATTAACTGTAACATCACCCTCTTCGTTGTCTGCGATTGCTCTGGCAGTTGTAACACTTTCTGTTAATCTGATTAATGCTGTTTCATTATCTGTATTTGTTTCTGAAACTGCTGAAACTCTATAATATTTGGCAGTATCTCCAGCAAAAACAACATTTGCACCTACTGTAATAATAGTAGCTACAGCCAATGTTCCATCTGTACTATCAACTGCAATAAGAGGACCAACCTGTCCTGTTTGAGCAGCTGTACTATCTCCGTGACCAGCGTCTAGCGTTAATTGGAATGTTGAACTGTCATCTTTTGTTATTGTACAAGTTTCACCTTGTGTGAAGTTACCACTTCTACCTGTAATATGTAGATAATCTAATGATATGTTAACTCTGATAAGGGTAGCAGTTGCACCTGAAGTATCACCTACGATAGTAGCGGCTGTTGGTGTACCAGATGTTGTAATTGCGTCTGCAACATCACTTTCTGTAGAAGCGCCAATAAATCCGGCAGTTGCATATTTCAACATTTCACCACGAGCTTGTACTGATATAGGAAGCTCTGAAGCTAATGTGCCGTCTGACTGAGCGCCAATCTCTCCATAAGCAGATGAACAGTTTAGACCTCTAATAAATCCACCTGTTTCTGCAAAAAATGACTTATCACAATAATAAGTAAAGACCGAAACCATTTCACCACGACCACCACCTAATGCGTGAATACCACGACCATCAGAGTTTATTTGTGTAAAGTCATTGGCAAGAATTGATTTATTACCCGTACTGTGTAATAAACCATCAATTTGAATACCTGTTGCATTTGTATTAACTGATGTACAGTTTTGTATATATGGAGAAACTGTACTAATAGCACCACTTGGGTCTAATGAAACAGCAGCTGCTTTACCTGTTGCTCCAGCACCTGGTGTGCCTGTTAGTTCCCTCATAGACATTTGAACAATATTAGTTTGATTATTAACCAAGAACATATTAGAAGCATCATTATTTTCTAATGAATCAACTGTTAAAATTAAATCTGATGAATTACCAACACTTGTTCCTAAAATTGTAATTGTATCATTTACAACAAAACCAGTACCACCGTGATAAATTGTAACTGTAGGTGTTGAAGAACCGTCAGTAACAATATTAGCAACGAATGAACTTGCAATTCCTGTTGCTGATGTTGAGTTACCATGAATATAATTGTAAGTACCCGGAGTACCACCTGTACCGCCTGAAGTAACTGAAATTGTTTTAACTTGATGACCTGTGCTTGGACCTGGTCTAATTTGGGTACCTCTTAAACTTTCACCTTGTACTGTAACTCCTGGCGGAACTCTTAAAGGTAAAGTTTCTCTATAAACGCCGTTCTTTACATAAACAACATCACCGATAGAAGCTGAAACTACAGTTAAGGTAATATCTGTCATACCACCACCTTGTACTGTACTTCCGTCTGAAGCAATATTACCAAATGTGATTATATTACCTACAGCATGACCTTTGTACTTGTTTGTGCAATATCGTAAGTGCCTGGAGTACCACCTGTACCACCTGTAACTGTATCAAATTCAACAATATCACCTGAAGTTGCAACTGATAATGCTTTATAAAGTGTTTTATAAGGTAAATATTGAGTACCTGGATTTGTATCTGAACCTGAGTTTGCAACATATTTAACATTAGCACCTTCAGCGTTTGACCAAATTGGGTCTGTGCCATTAGTTGTTAATACTGCACCTGAAACTCCAATTGCCAATCTTTCAGATGAAGAGGTACCTTGAACAATAATGTCACCTCTACTATTTAATACAGCAGTTTCAGAACCTTGAGCAATTAATTGCCAAATTGTTCCGTCTGTACCAGGTTCAACATTAGTTTGTCTGTCTTTCAACATCACATAACTAGATGAAGTAAATCTTACAACATCACCAATGTTATATTCTGTAGCAGCGTTATAAGGAGATGATTGATAATCAAATCCTTTTACAATTAAATCCCAATAAGATGAATTTGTTGTACCGTCTGTGTTTGCAGGATATTGATTTGTATGATTTGCGTTTACAACATATGAGTTACCACCATACTTAACTACATCTCCAGTTTTGTAAGTTGTGCCGTGTGAATATTCGCCTGTATTATTGTAACCTGTTGTTACTACATCCCAATAAGAATTATCTGTTGGTGTTTGACCAGAAGCAGGCGTAGAATTTACATAAACATAAGTGTATCCGCCATAAGTTACAACATCACCATCTTGGTAAGTTGTACCTGCACTATAACTATCTTCCCATTGTAAGCCTTCTGAAAATACTTGCCAGTTTGAACCGATAGAAAAATCATCTGTTGATGTATATTGTAAAATACATCTATATTGAAATGCTCCATATTTTACTAAATCATTTATTTTATAAAATGTAGAACCTGCCCAATTACCTTTAAAAAATAATCCTTCAGTATGTAATTGCCAGTATGAACTTGAATTTAAATCTGTATAAAAATTTTCTGTTGTTGAAGCTGATGTATGATTTGTAACACAAACATATGTATTACCGCCATATTTTACAATGTCGTCAATAAGGTAGGCAGTCGAGGCACCCCAATCACCACGCCATTTAAATTTTAATCTTCCTAGTACAAAATCTGCCACTTTTTACCCCTAATTATTTGAGTCTATAATAAGACCCGTTTTATCTTGTTTAATCCATCCTATTTCGCAATCTGTAGGACAATTTTCAATAGAATAATCTGAATTACCTATCCATTCTGTCCAAGGCGTACTTTCTGAACCATCTGGAACAAAAAAAACTTTTTCTACAACACCACCGTTAGAATCGGCTTCAGTATCTAATTTAATTAATGCTTTATAAACTGCCATTTTATTATCCTATTACCCTATATTTATACTACACCGACCAAGTAGTTGCGTTAACAATTGAACTTCCGTTATAATTTCCAAAGTCACTATCTAATACATCATCTGGAAAGTTTACCTCATCTATAGGCATCTTCTTACTTGCAACTTTGACTAATTTACCGTCACTGTTTAATTTATAGTAATTTCTACCATTTTCAAACTTATATTGTTGGTAGGTATCACTTGTTTCATTTTTATATTCTTTTTTAATATGTCTTACAAATATCTCCGCATTATTATGAGGAGCCCTTGTAAAAGTCAATGTTGTTCCTGACACAGAATAGTCTGTAGTTGCTGTTTGTCTTGCTCTATCTACAAATACAGCCAATCTATCTGCACCGTCACTAGGATAACTTTCGCCTAGTGTAAAAGTTGTGGTTGAAGCGTCACCAGAAAATGTATCATCTGTACCTGATATAAACTCTTCTACAACTGCGACAAAATCGCCATCACTCGATAATTCTGTTGTGCCACCATCATTACTAAAAGTACCTACATTTTTATCTCTTAATGTGTAATACAGTTTTCCGTCTTGTGTTCTTCTAAGACCATGAAAGGTCTCGCTGAACATATTATTACCATGGCCACCTGTATTTACAACATGATTATTAATTGCCATTAACTAATCTCCAATATACTTGTAAATGCTTCAATATCAACTGAGTCAGAAGCTGTTGTTGAAGCGACTCTCACAGTAATGTCTGTCATACCACCACCTTGTACTGTACTTCCGTCAGGTGCAATGTTGCCAAAGGTGATAACATCTCCGATTTCATGTCCTGACCCACCTGCTGAAATAGTAATAACGGGTGTTGCTGAACCATCCAAGACAGCGCTAATAACTGCACTTGTGCCTGAACCTGTAGTTGATGTTTGTTGTAATGAATAAGTGTTTGCACTTCCGCCAGTACCGCCTGTAATTGTATCTACAGTTTTAACATCTCTAGTAGTCGTAATAGGGTCTGCAAAAATTCTTAAAATATCATTACTTTCTAAATTAATAGGTTTATCTAAAACTAAAGTATTATTTACATCAACTTCTAAACTTTTACCAATATGAAAAAATGTTGAACCGCCATCTGTAGTAGCTTTAATATTTACATTTACAACATCCGTAGCACTTTTATTAGAAATGTAAAGAGCATGAACAACCGCTGAAACAGAACCGCCAGCTGTGTAAAGATTGTTTGTTGAATTGTCATCAACTTTAACATCTAAACCAAAATTTTTAAAACTACTTGCCACTTATATTATCCTCCGAAAACTATAGCATACGCTAATGCGTCACCGTCCATTGCAACTGTACCTGATTGATTAGGTAATGTTATTGTTCTATCAGCAGTTGGTTCTGCAACTGTTAAAAAAGTTTCATATGAGTTTGCTAAATTACCTTCAAAAACTAATCTTGCACCTTGGTCCAATAATAAATCTGTTGTTGTGGTCGCACCATTAGTCATAATATCTTGCAATGTAGCAGAACCAGCACCACCAATTTCCTTTACAGTACCTCCGGAAGTTTTTGTGTAAAACTTACCATCTGTGACATTCATTGCTATCTCACCAGCAGTTAACGAACTAGCTGCTGGTACGGCTAATGCCACTTCACTTCTTTCACTTCTTTTTGGTTTTATTACTGTTGACATTATTTACTGTGTTTTCTAATCTGCTTAATAAGTTTATCTTTAGTCAGTCTTTTATCTAACTCCATACCTAGTTTTCTGCCTAGTTTTTCTAACTCAGCCTTAGTTTGAGTTTTCAAATGTTTTAAATCTGTGTTAATTTCCATTTCTTTAGTTAGCACTAAAGGGTAGTCTAAATTAAAAAGACTTTTAAATTTTTTCCATAAATTCATTAGAATGAACCTCCATCAACTGTAGTAATTGCCACATCACCAGATGTAACAGTAAAATTAGAACTAGTAAATGAAGCCACACCAATGTTTGATGTACTTGCTAATTCACCAGCAATTGTAAGTGTTTGTCCTGAAGCAACAGTATTTATTCCCTCGCCAGCTAAGAACTCCATAGGAGTACCGATTGTAGTACCACCTTGTGTAGAACTTTCGTCTGTAAATACAAAGTTTTCAATTTTTGCACCATCAATACTACCCGATAACATAGCATTTGTAATACCTAATGCTTTAACTCTTAATGCGTCTGCGTTAACTTCAATTGAACTATCGTCAACTGCAACATCCATTTGATTACCAGATTTAGTTAAAGCCGCACCGGCAGTAATTTGACCTGCACCTGAGAATTGTGCTACATCTAAATCAGTTGTACCAAATGTTGGATTGCCTGTATGAGTAAATACATAACCGTTATTAGCATTTAAAGTACCTTGTTCTACAAATACGAAAGCTCCACCTGATAATTCTGCTGGTTGGTCTTCCGGAGTTGCTCTTGTTAATACCCAATTTGATGAACCGTCACCAACTGTTGTTACAACATAGATACCATTTTGAGCAGCTGTTGTTTGGTCTTTAATTAATACTCTATCAGCAACTACTAAAGTGACACCATCAAGTGTTAATGCAGCTTGTGTACTAGAGTTTGTTAATGTTGCACCAACACCAGCAGTACCATTTGAATAGGTTGCCGTTAAGTTTGCTGTAGAACCAGCTTTTGTTGATGGTTTAGTATCTAAACCTTGTGCAACTTGGTCAACATAAGCTTTGTTTGCTAATGAGTCAGTTGTAAATCCTGCTCTATCTTCATAACCACTTGGTACTTTTACTGTACCTGTGCCGTGAGGAGAGAAAGTAATATCTGTATTACTAGCTGTTGTTGATAAAGTTGAACCATTAATTGTAATACTATCGACTACTAATGATGTTAAACCGTCAATGTCTGTTGTAGTTGCACCTAATGTTAATGTAGATGAACCTAAAGTAGTTGTCGGATTTGCTAAGTTTGCATTTGTAATTCCAGCAGAACCATCTAAGTTAGCATTTGTTAATGCTGTTGCTGTAACTGTTACTGTGTTGTCTGTTACAGTCTGAACTAAACCACCTGTACCTGCAAAGGTAAGTGTTTCAGCAGTATTGTATGTATCTGTTCCTGTGTCACCTGCTAAATCAATAAATTGATTTACGGTTGCGAAATCTAAATTACCTGAACCATCTGTTTTTAAGAATTGTCCTGCTGAACCATCTCCGTCAGGTAAAACAAATGTTTGTGAAGCTGAAACGGCATTCGGAGCTTTCAAACCTATAAAGTTTGTACCGTTATTTGTTCCTTCGTTAAATTTTACTGTACCACCTACTGTAGCACTATTACCAACAATAAATTGGTCTACTGCTAAGTTTGCGTCTGCTACGAGTGCTGAACTTCCTGTTAAAGTGCCAGCGACATGGTCTAACATGTCTGTAAAATATTGACCACCGATTACTGAAATATTATTAGCGTCACCGTTACCGTCAACGCCACCCTCTCCTATGAATAATCTATCACCACTATTGGCTTGTGTACCAGTTCCATAAGTATAAGCAATTTCACCAAGTTTCAGCGTGCTCGGGGCTGCCGTTGCTGAACTTCTTTTTATCTGA